TTTTAGATCTAGGATCTATCTCAACTTGTTGATCTGCAACTTTAACTTCCTTAATTTTATCAAGTTTTTGCATTTTTGCTCCTTTTTTTGGTTTTATCCACCCCTTTTATAACACCTTTATTCTTAGATGCATAGAAAACAGTTTCTCCCTTCTTCTTACCATACTGTTTCTTCATAGATTTCATAATTTTTTTACCTTTTTCTGTCAATGGCATAATTAATCGTCTATCATTATCTTAGCATCTTGAATTCCAGTCTTTGCAAGACTTACTCCAGCCCTTAATTTAGCTAAATCTTCATTCTGCTCTAGTTTTTCATCAAAATTTTCACCTGATTGCATTAATCTTGCTCTTGCAATGTCTTGTTGAGCTTTGTCACTGTCTTTTTTACGCTCATTTTCCATCGCACGTAGGTCAACTTCTCTAGATTTTAGTTTTAGAAGCGGATCATTGTCAAATTGTGATGTAATTTTTTTCTCTTCCTTCATAAAGTCTTCTGTCATTTCTGCAATCAAGATAGATTTTCTAGCTTCTATCTGATTTGTCATCATTTGTAACTGTTGTTGCACCATAGGATTAACTGCTGCTTGTTGTTGCATCAACATCATCTCTTGCATTTGCTCTCTAAACTCTAATTGTACTTGTTCTTGTGCCATTAAACTTATGTGTTCTAAAATATTTTTTTGTATTGCACCCATTATTGCAGGATTATTTCTAACCATATTAGTTGACATAAAATTTAAGTGTGCAGTTATGTGGGCTCTATGGTCTTGGCCTGGAAAAGCTTGAAAAGGTTTACCCGCAAGAGCATTTATATGCTCCATACTAGGATCCATTGGTGCTGTCGGTGCAGGTGGGGGTAAAACTGCATCTACATTTTTAACACCTATGGCCTCATACATGTTTCTGTAAACTTGATACAAGTTATGTATATTGGGATTAGATGTTGCAAGTTGTAACTGTGTTTGTGCTAAAGTTATTCTTTGTGACATTGAAAATATATTAGGGTCTGCAACTGGTATGACATCTATTCTATCATCAAAGTCTGCTTGTTTAATATTTCTTGCACCACCTACAACGTCATATGGATATTCTGGTGGTAAGTATTGTGATACAACTTTAGATAATAATTTAAACTCATCTTTCATAGCTGCGTAACATCTTTTATGTATAGCGGACATTACTCTTGAACCACGCTCAAGAAGTGCAATAGTTGTTCCAACAGCTGCAGCTTGGTTACTATCTCCTACTTGCATATCAGCTATGGCTGCAAACCTTTGACCTGCAGATACAACTACACCTAATAAATTTAATAAAGTTTGTGATGGCTCTTTATACGGCAGAGGAAAGAAAGCATCTCTTAGGTTACCACCTGGTGCATCTACATCTTTAAACTCACCTGGTTGTATTGGTGATGCTTCATCTCTAACTCTTACACCCCTTTGTTTAAATCCTGCAGGTAAGTTGGATAATGTTCCTGCATCCAATAATTGACGGAGAGCAGCTGTTGCTGTTCTGCTCAATCCGCCAATCATATGTATCAACCCAAAGCCATAAAAACCAAGTCCTGGCAGAAATTTGAAATGGACGAAATATTGGATTTTATTTTTCTTTAGATCATCGGGCGCATAGTTCCTTCTTATAGAGAGAACTGTTCGGCTACCTTCTTCTACAGTTACTATGTAGGGTAATTTTATTCCTGTTGCTTGACCTTGACTATCAACGTCTTCAAAACCTTCTAAGTCTAAATTTACATGACACTCTAACAAAGTATAAATTGTTTCTTGTTTACCAGATTTTTTAGTGCCATCTAACTCACGCTCTTTTTTCTCTACAGAGTTTTGCTCAACACTACTTGGTGGTGCTAACTCTATGTCAGTATAAAAACCATTTACTTGTTGTTTTCTTAATTCATTCTCAGATATTTTAACAACGTGTATTACAGCTTCTGCATCTTCAATTGAAGTTGCAGTGTAAGGCACAATTAATTCATCTGCGGGTACGAATTTAGATACAACTCTACCTAGTGGTACATCGTAGTAAACTTTTTTAAATGTAGAACCTGCAAGTGGTAGGTGAAATAACATAGAATCAAACTCTTCTTCGTATTCTTTCATTTGATCCATGATTAAATAATTCATGTAATCTTTTACACGTTGTGCTTGTTGTTCTGTTTGTGAACTTTTAACTCCTATAATTTGTGTTCTTACAGGTCCATCACTTGGTAATAATTCTTTGTAAGCTTGTGCTTGAAACTGTGTTACAGCTTCAGCTAAAACAGGATGTGTTGCACCACTCGCTCCTTGAAATGGCTCTGTTCTATTTTCATATTTAAATCCTAATAAATCTAAACCTTGAGTGTAAGATTGTTCCCAATCTTTTCTTGACGCTTTGTAGTCCATGTAATTCTGAACCATGTCAGAGCCAATAGGATCTAAAATATCTTCAGGTAATATGTCTGCTAAGTTATCAAAATGATTTTCTGTTCCAGGTATATTTATTGAACCTGGTTCAAAGTCGATAGTTGCTCCACCATCATCCTCTGGTATTACTTCTACAGGTGGTTTTTCTATGATTTCTTCTTGCTCAACAACTTCTTCAGCTGGTAGCTTTATTTCTGCTCTTACTTCGTTGGGAAGCGATTTGTCTATTTCTGCCATTTAATTTCTCCAGTCTAAAGCTTTTAACTTGTTTTAAAGGAACATTCAACCCTTGAGGGTTAGGTCCACGTAAAGGTGGTATTGTGGTTGTTAGTTTCTTTACCATTATATATCTCTACTGCCTCCTGGTAAAGGTCTATCAATCATGCCACCGAAAGCTTTTGGCTGTGGTTCATCTACAAATAGCTGTTGTTTTCCTCTAACAGTATAAAAGTCTCCAGGTTTCATTATTTTAATTTTGTCTTTAGATGTAATTAATCTAGGTATGAAACCAATATATTCTTGTGTAAAAGGTTCGTTATATAAATAACTTTTTGGTGTTGCAGTAAATACTTTATTTTCTAATCCAGTTAATGAATCTCTACCCGTTCCTTGAATAACAACTGGTATTTGATCGTAGCCTAACTCTTTAAAAGCTATGGCTCTATGAATGCCCTCTTGACCACTTACAGCATAATTTTGTCCATCTTTTTTAACATATAAATATGGATAGTTAGCTAATTCTTTTCCCTCTTTAAGTAAATTTTTAATATTATCTGAGTTTACTTTAGAAAGTTTTGATTGTTTTTCAGGTCTAAATCCTTTAGTTAAATCTAAATATTCTTGTGGAGACATATAAACTAATTGTGATTCAGTAAAATTTTCAAAACTATTTGCAGCAGCGCCAAAATGTTTATCAGCTTCAACAAGTTTTGGTAAATTTTCAACTCTTAACTTTGGACGTTTTTCATTAGCTTTTGAAATTACATTATTATAAAATTCATTAGTCTCTTTTAAATACTCCATAGCTTCTTTATCTTCAGGATTTTTTTCTTTAGAAATTTTTTTCTCAAGTTCTCTTGTTGCAAGATTTGTTAAAATCTCTCCTCCAACATCTGGACCTTTAGGTGGTTTTTTTTGCGGTGGCTTTTCTTCTTCAATAGGACTTGGAGGATTATTATCTCCAATACCTCTTTTCTTAAACATGTTAGCTAAAGCTAAACCTATTCCTGCTCCAAGTGGTGCTTCTATGATTGGTAGTCTTCTTTCAGCATCTGGATCTCTTTCAGGAAAACTTGGATTTAATGTTAATATACCTTCTGCCATTACTCACCTAACATTCTAGCTAAACCACCACTAGCAAAACCATACTGACCACCTCTTCTATCTTCTCTAGCAGTTTGTCTTGGAGAGGATGTTGTTGTGCCCCTAGGACTTTGTCCTTGTTTTGTTGGAGCTGAGAAACCACCAGTGGTTGGTTTTGAATCACGACCCGTAGGTCCAGGTGTTCCAGGTTTCCTAGTTCCTGTAACAGTTGTCGTTGGTTTTGAATCTCTTTGATTTTGAATATTTTTTAAAGCTCTTTTTCTAGCCTCTTCAATTTGTCTAGCACGGTCGGCTTTTAGGTTCATCATAAGAGGATTAAAAGCAAGATTTGGTTTTACTCCATAGTCTCCCATTATCTCATCGTATAATTGTTCTGTGGTTGTGCCTGGAAGTTTAAATGCTCCTTTAATATTACTTAAATTATCTTTTAAAAATTCACTGAATGCTTCTTTTTTTGTTAAGTTAGGATCCATAAGACCTTTTGCAAGATCTATAACTTCTTTTCCAAAACCTAAACCAGCCGAACCTATAGCGCCCGAAGCATATGAAATAGGTCCTAGTATGGGATCTTTGTATGCACCTTTTCCTAAAGTCTCTGCTAATAAGTTTGCTGCAGCTTGGTGTCTAAAGTCAGATGGTACTCCACTTGCTGCATCAAAGGATCCTGGAAAGTCAGTTTGAATACTACCTATACCAGTTAGATCATCAATTCCTTTTTGAATATTAAATTTTGCTTTTTGAATATTAAATTTTGCTTGATCAGCTAAGTCTTCATATTTCGTGCCATCTTGATAATTAACACGGCCACCTTTAGCGAGTGAAGTTATACCACCTTTGGAAAATTTTTTAGAAATACCTAATGAGATATTTTTAGTATCAGGATCATACATTACTCTTCCTGATAAACTGTCATCATCACCACCATATCTAATACCTATTTTTTTTCTATTATCATCAAAACTAGCTAAACCTAATTCTTGGTCATCTTTTTCAATTCTATTTCTAAAATCAACAAAACCAAATTCTCCTAATAAACCTATCTTATCTGTAATTGGTAAATCTAAACCCACTATTAAATCAAAAAGTTGTTTCTCTTGTGTTATACCCTCTGGTGCTCCTTCTATTTGTTGTTTTTCTGTTTTAGTAAAAAAAGGAAGTGGATCACCATATTTATCAAACTTTGGTATAATTTTAACTACGTCAGATAATTTCATTAATAATAATTCCTTTTAGGTCTTGGTTCTTTTTGATCTATGTAATCTTCAGGGTGGTCAATCAATCCACCTTGTCTAAAACGCATGATTGCCTGTGTTGTACTATCAACCAAGTCATCATGATCGCCATATGGGAACGCTGCACATTCCTCTATGACCTCCTCGGCAAATTTTTGCTCTGGAGCCCATATCATACCACTTTCAAACAAAGGTGCAACCGCATTTACACGAGCATGCTTGTCATTTCCTTTGGAGGGGCTAAAGTTCACGACTGGTATATCCATTTTTCTAAGCTCGTATGTCAAAGGTAAACCTGATGCTTTTGCCTCAACAATCACTGTTTCAGGTTTCCAATACTCGTATTGTTCAAGGGCTAATCTTCTAAGTTCTGGAAACTCGTACCGTCCTTTGATAGCATCTAATAATATTAAATTAGCACCCTCATCCTCTGATGGATAAAATACTCCCCATGTAGTTATGGCACTATAATCCGCCGTTTCTTTTTTAAGAAACGCTGTGTCGTAAGATTGTATTACATGTTGTAACTGTGGAATATCCTCCGATGTATAAGTTCTCCACCACTCACGTTTTAATATTGCTCCTTCTTCAGCTGTTGGGTTCTGCATCCACTGTGCGTTCCATTTAGCAACAGGCAAAGTTGCTTTTACTTTTTCCAGTTCGTCTTGCTTCCAATACTCAGGCCACACTGGTCCATGTTCCATGATTGCTGGAAACTCAACCACGTGCCATTGATCAGCTTTAGCCTCGCTTTGATTTTTAACGAGCATACCCGTTAGATCTTTAGTAGACCAACGTGTCATAACTAAAACTATCTTACCACCAGGCTGCATCCTTTGTCGTGGGCCAGAGGTGTACCACTCATAGGCTCCCTCTAATGCGACTTTAGACATTGCATCTTGCTCTGAGTGTGGGTCGTCTATGATTAATAGATCTGCACCACGACCCGTGATAGCACCACCAACACCAGCTGCAAAGTATTCACCACCATCTGATGTCTCCCAACGTCCTGCTGCTTTACTGTCCTCTTGTAATCTTGTTTTAAAAATTTTTGAATAGTCTTCACTGTCTATTAGGTTCTTAGCTTTTCTACCAAACCTAATTGCTAGTTCTCCTGTGTGCGTTGCTTGAATGATCTTGAGCTTTGGATCACGGCCCACCATCCAAGCAGGAAGTAAGTATGATGCAAATTCTGATTTTGTATGCCTAGGTGGCATATTAATTATCAGGCGGTTTATTTCACCCGTAGCTAATTTATTAAATTTATCTGCAATGTGTCTGTGATGCGAGCCTTCTATGAAATCTGGCCAAACACATTTGACAAAAGATAAGAAATCATTCTTAGCCTTATTCTGTATCTTTTTTTCAGCATGTAATACTTGAAGTTGTCTAAAGGTTTTTCGGACATCTGCAGGTAGTTTACTTATGTCTACATTATTCAAATTCATTTAAAATTTTGCAAAATTTTTTTGAGGTTACTATACCTAATGAAAACGATTTTACCAACTATAACAGTCTAAGTCTTGGCACATGTGCACAGTAGTAGGATCCCTTTTTGCGTTTTGGGGGG